ATGTTTTGAAAATTGTGGAGTTGCTAATGCATCTGGTTTAGCAGAACTAGCATTGATTCCTGACGACTGGAAGTGATTATAAATACTAACAAGAGGATAATATCATGCAGAAACTAGTAGAACTTTTAAATTCGTTGATTCAGAAGTACAACATGGAACAGGCAGATGTAGAACAGATTCAAGCTGCTCTATCTGAACTCGAAGGTAATACTTCCGAAGAATTCGAATACGAAGACGAAAAAGAAGAAGATTAGGCACACATCTCCTCCCATGTTTGTGAGCGTTGATGGGTGACCTAGCAAACTCTCAAATTTTTAAACGAACTGAGCGTATCTCAGACTGGAGTCATACATGGAAAAGAAAGAAAACGAAGTAAAATTCGAAAACATCACTAATGAACAGATTTACGAAGGCATTGTGTGTCTTGCTATTAAGCTAGATTCTTTGCTCGAAATCTTTGAAAAAGTCAGCAAGAAGATAGACGAACAGGGTTAACTATGTCTCACTACAACGTTGGCATTAACAATCCAATGTTCGGTAAGCACAAAGATAACAGTGGTGAAAAGAACCCAATGTATGGCAAAACACATTCTGACAAATCTCGTAAGAAGATGTCAGATGCTGTAATCAAAGCATACGCTGAAGGTCGCATTCCTAAAATATCTGAACATTGCATAAAGCTGGGCCAGATAGCTGCAGCTAAAGTTCGTGCTGAACAGCCTGAACTTGCGTGTTCTAAAGTTATCAACTACATTACTTGGCTATTCAATAACACTTACACATCTGAACCATCATTTGCAGATACAAGTACTGGTTTGCAAGATGCTTTAGACATGGAACGTACAGAACCGCAAGGTAAGTACTGGGTTGCGTTATTGCAGATAGACTTTGATAAAGTGCAGCAAAACTTAGCTGACAATAAGCTTCGTAAAGCACTATGCTCTATCTTGTACTACATCAATCCACTAGTTCCACCTGAAGCAGGCAAATGTCTTGATATGAACTACATCGACAAGAACTGGACAAGTGAACTCGTAAATGATTTAGTTCGTGATTATTGCATGTGGATGATCGACAATCGAAATATGCTCGAAAACTACATGATTCAGTGTTATGCGTTAAGTGGCCAACATCGTGCTCAATACATGGAATTGTTAAAGCGTAGAAATCGTAGAGATTGGGGTGATCAGAAGTCTGAAAAGTCTGTTACACTTGAGAACAAGAAAGACTCTGATTCATCTGGCATAACAATTACATTTACTGAGGCGTAGTATGCCAAGTTTCAAAGTTGAATTATTGCCGCATCAAAAGAAGATGCTCGAATCGACATCACCTATTGCAGGCATTTATGCAGGTCGTGGTAGTGGAAAATCGATTGCTATATCTTGGTTAGTTGCTATCTTACTTTTGCAAAACAAGAAAGCAATCGTTTTCTCCACTAACTTTAAACAGTTATCACTTGTTCTTATTCCCGAAATCAAATCAAGACTCGAACATCTTGGTGTCGAATACAGACATGATAAGATGACTAACTCGATCTATGCAAAGAACGGAGTAGTCCACTTATTCTCTTATGAAAACACTGATTCTGTTCGTGGTTTGACAGAAATTGAGTATTTGATTTGTGATGAGATTGCATTAGCACCGAATGATTTGTTAGCAATTGCAGCACCATGTCTTCGTGGTCAATTCGAGCCAAAGATTAGATTTGCAAGTTCTCCTAGAGCTGGTTCATTTTGGAATACGTGGATAAAAGAAGGTGTACAAAAAGGTACAATTGAAGTATTCACTGCAACGATGATGGATAACAAATTCCTGAGTCAAGCGTCTATTGAACTTCAGATGCAAGCAATTACAGATGAAACACTTCGTAGACAAGAAATCTATGGTGAAATTCTTGATGACGTAATTGAAAACTGTATTGTCAACATTACTGATTTTGTAACTGAACGTCAAGGTGAAGGTAGAACATTCTATTGCGGAATAGACTTTGCACGTATGGGTAACGACAGTACTTCTATTGTAGTACGAAATGATTACGAAATAATCGAGATTGTAAATTTGCAAAAAGCAGATACAAATGAGATATGCTCAACTTACAGAAGACTAGACAATCATTATCATTTTGTCAACACATATCTTGATGCAACTGGTGGTTATGACATCGGTTTCTACGATATGCTTAAAGATCAGTATGAATTGACAGAAGTAAACTTTGCTAATAAGTCACCCGATCCAAATTGCAATAATGCAAGAACATTCATGTATGATACACTTGCTAAAGCAATTAAAGATGGATTCTTTGTCAATACTGTCAAGTACAAAGACATTTATGATGCATTGAAAGTAACGTCGTATATCATCAACGGACAAGGTAAGAAAGCACTTGTACCTAAAGACGAAATCAAAGCTATCATTGGTCATTCGCCTGATACACTTGACGCATTAGCACTTTCATTCTACGGATCATCTGAACTTGTTGAGTACAAAGTAACACCCACAAAACAACAGCAACTGATCAACGCACTATTCAGATAAATAGAACAATCCTTCAAATCAAAGTATAGTACTTCTGAAAAAAACTCCTAGATGAAAGTCTAGGAGTTTTTCTTTTATGGAGCATTGACTTATGACAGACAACAACAAATTCATGCATCCCCCGATAGAGAGCAAGGAGTTTGTGATGTGAAAGTATATGCAATAAACTCTCTATCGGGGTAAGCAAGTTTCTTGTTAATATTATAATTAAAGTTTTAGCTAGTGTAAACCTTAAATTTTTTGATTTTGTTCGAGCAAATGAACTTCACAATGCCAGGTTTGCACTCCTTGCAATTTAGCAAAGAACAATGTAGTTAATCGTTCAAGAATGAATGCGTAAATTCTGCATTGATATTCGGGTCTACAATCTTTACCATTGATTTCTTGTCCGTTTAATTTGTTATCAGTAAATGACTTATCATTTGTGACAAATTCTGTCATCTTTTCATAGTCAGTAATTCCGATAACTTCGATTAGTTTCTTAATAATCGGTTCAACAAAGTTCAACCATGTGCCAAGAAGTTCACGTGGTACTGACATAATGTTGTAAGGATACAGACGATTAGTTGTTGCTAAAAATTGAAAGTCATTCGGGTCAAGAACTTGTTGCAGCCATTCACAAATCTTTGGAGAGTGCATAACTGCTAATTGCTGCAATAGATTGCAATTGAATTGACGCGGTTGAGGTAAGCTAACGTGTTCGTAATATTCTTCAAAGAATCTACGGTAGTGGTGCAGAGTGTACCAGTCGTATTGTTCATGTTCATACAAATACTTCCAAAGACCAAGTTCACCGAATAGTCTATCGTCATATTCTGAATTGTAAATCTTCAAAGTCAAATTAGTCTTGATGTCTTTCTGACTAAAAGCATACACTGGTTCATAGTTGAAGTAGTACTGCTTTGGAAATTCGAAATCTTTGTGCGCAAGCACGGCATGTATATGTGTCATTGTTACCCGTTCTGTGTATCGTCGTTTGTTGGCCAGTCTGCACCAATTCCGATGCATTCATTGTAAAAGTTTTCACTATCAGTTGGTGTCCAAGCTGTTACACCATGCTTTGCACAATACTCGTCAAATTCTTTTTCTAGCATTGGCCACATTGATTTTGCAGCACTGAGTGATAGTGGCATGTCCATTGTGTAAATTGGTGTATCATAAGTAAAGCATTGCGGACTAATTCTATTAAGCTTTGTTTCTAACGTTTTGATGTGCTCTTTCATCATCTTCAGCGTTAATTTAATATCAGCAATGTCTAATTCTAAGTCAGTCATATTATCTCCTAGATTTGTAAAATCTGTTTACATCTTTAGTTGTGTTAAATTCATAGCAATTGCGACAAATGTATCGACATGTCAGTACGTCAGCATTGCATTCATTCAACAATTTGCATTGATCGCATACTGCTATTTTTGTACCTATCATATCACAACTCCGTCAAAACACTTTGTTCCGTGTTTTCTTTTACTCGTGATGCCTGGAACTTCGGGACATTTGGATGATTTGTTAATTGCAGTAAGACCGACAGTCTTCATCGGATGAATATTGTACTCACATGAAAATTCTCGTAAGCGTATATCCGCGAGCTGCTTACTACAATGAAAATAGTCGCATAACCACACGATAAATTCAGACCAAATATGCTTTGCTTCTTCAGGCATTTCTGTATCGTACAATTCTTTCAGGTGCTCTGCCGTCATATTATACTGGTATTTTCTCCCCATCGTTACCTCTTCTGTAAGCGCGACCTGGTACGAATCCTTCTGGACAACTAGTACGTCTAACACTCACTAAACCATTATTATACCAGTTGCCCATTTTCTTGCCTTTTTTGGATTCTGAAATTTTGCGTCTAGTTTCAGGTGACATGTATCTACCTACGCAATATTTATTTCCTTTCTTGACTTCTGAAATTTTTTGTCTAGTGTCTTCTGTTCGTTTTTTACCCGACAGAACAACTGACAATTTGTGTTTAGTTTCATCTGAAGTGTGCTTACCGAGCATATATGTATTGCCTATATTGTGCAATGTTGTGTGTTCAGCATTACTTAATATTTGAAGTTCAGATGCTGGTCTATTGACATACATGTTCATTTTTATTAAATCTTCTTTTTTGAAGCCTGTCAAACGCGTCAACCCATTAATGTGATGACACACTAAACTTTCATTGTTAATGAATGCTCTAATTGCATCTTTACTTATCTTTATTCTGTAAGGTTCTCTGCAATATTTAGCAGCATTTGTTATCTGTATTATATCATGTCTAATTTGCATTTGCTTCTCTTTCTGCTTTAGCTCTTGCTCTGCCTGCTTTCAATAAGTCACCCCAAGTCTCATAGCCCATAGCTTGTGCAGTAGCTAAACGCTTCGCTTGTCTATCATCTTTCCAGGGATTCTTTGGCATTACACGATTCTTCAAGTTATCAGCTCTGCTAACCCATTGTAGATTATCTATATTGTTGTTCAATGGGTCACGATCAATGTGGTCGACTTCAGGTGCATCTTCAGGTGCAAATCCGACATAAGTTTCAAGAACTAATCTACCGACGTTCATTACTTTGTATGTGCCTCTGCTAACAGTGATACACACTTCATAGCATAAAGGCTTACCGAATTTGTTCTTTGAAAGAGTACCATTACGAATACTCGACTTAGTGCCATCAGAACGAATGTAGTAGAATGTGCCTTCTTTAGAAACGTAGAAATTAGTGTAAAGTGGATGCTGCTTAAACTGTGCCATAATATCTCCTTAGAATAATATAAGTATAATAAGTATATATACATTTGAAAGTTCATTTATTATACTATTCTTGTAAATGTACACTCTAGCCATTTCTCGAGTGTACATATAAAATTATATTAACTTCACAAAACATTAACTCCAGCGTACAACTGGATAAAACGAGCGTATAATGCCAAGTTATCATGGTAGAAGATTTAAAATAACACCTGAAGAAAGAAAGCGTGATATTGATAGAATGAAAGACATTTACGATAATGCACCTGATTCTATCAAAGAAGTACTGACAAGCTTTAGAGCACATGTAGAAGAAGTTTGGCCTTGCAATAGAGCTATGGCATACAAACTCATCGAAGCATTTGTAGCAGAATATCAAGTCGAGTTTATCAAGTATCGTGGTACTGGTAAATATACAAGATCTGATGAGACTAGAAAGAGAATTAGAGAATCGAGACTTGGTATGAAGTTATCAGAAGAAACTAAAAAGAAAATTGGTGAACATACTACTGCAAGACAAATTGGTACTACATATTCTGTATCAGCAAATGGTAAACGATTAGGCAAAAAGAGTTTACATGATGAGAATGAAGTATTTGAGCAAGATGTTATGCTACCAGTTACTAAGACAAAAGATATGACAATTGTAATAGAATAGTTACAAGAAAGTAGGTAACAAACTATACAAAATAGGTAACAAATAGGTAACAGATTTTCAGTAAAGTATTGTTTTTTTGATAATTTTAATATTTGTTACCTTTGTTACCATTGTTACCTAATTTTTCTTATTCAAAAATACTATACAAAAAATACTATAAAAAATATTACTCTTGTATAACTTGTGGAGTAAGCTGGTTCTCAGGACAGGTAACAGGTAACAAGTTTGTGACATAATATGACACAGTCAACTTATAAATATTACGTGTATAAAAAATAGTTGTTTACACTTGCAACTTATTTTATTATACTCTAAACATAAGTTGAATGTTGCGGATTCAATAGAGAGTTTGAAGGACATTAGTCCGTAAAATCCTGTTAACACCGCAACTGTTAACAGGATTTTTTATTTTGGAGTAAAATGAACGATACACATATCGACACTGGTACACATCACTACACATTAAGTAGTTTTAGACATAATAAGTACGATGATCTTCGTGTGTGTCTGTATTTGAAACGCGAAGATAATTCATTTGTCGACAGTTTAGATATAGATTACATGACAGGTCGAATAAGATTTTACGGTTGCATGAAAGATTATTCTTTAACGCGAATTCCGCAGTGTAAAAAGAAGCTTTGGAATTGCAAAAATTTTAGACAAATGATAATCGAAAAACTTACAAACGCCGCAGTTTTTAAATCGACAGAACATAACTCTGAGTTGTATCAAGTAAGTTTAGATAGTATAGTCGATAATTGTGTAATTTAGGAGATGACATGAACGTTTTAACAAATTATTTTGAAATTAGAAATTCAAATGATGGCAAATACATTCAGCTACAAGTTGATGGCAAGTTTAAGAAATTTAAAACTCTTGCTGATGTAGCAGAAGCCGCATTTAACAAGTCACAGACAATATTCGCAGATGAACAGTATTTAACATCTGAAAGTAAGAAAGAAATTGACAAGTTAAGAACTGAACAAAATTATTCATTGCAGCAAGCATTCTGTACTCAGTTCGAAAAAGAATTAGCACAGTATTTGACACATAAGAAAGAAGCACGTGACAATTACATTCAGAATGCTTTGCCAAGTGCATTCAATGCAAAGTTTATTCCTGCATCTTTTAAGCCTGCATCTTTCTGCAACAATGTAGATTTGTCTTTCATCAACAGTGTAGTATATTGTGTTGAACAAGACGCGTTGTATTACACATCGAACAACTCATACAAGTTAATAGGCACAATTGATGAAATTATCAGCAAAGACTCTCGTTCGATTTACACACTGGCAACTTGCATCAATAAAGATTTGTCGATCAAGTACAGTATTGAATGTTTTGATTTTTGGTCTTATTTGTATCAGCAAGTAGATAGAGCAACAGAAGCATTCTTTGAAGCAAAGGTGTTGTTGGAAACTATTTCACAATCAGGCGCAACAGTAAATGCAGATGAAAAGTTGAATTGTGTTCCTTGGACAGAAAAGATTTCATTGCAATATTTCTGTGATAAGAGTGGTAAACTTGTATCTGACTGGTATGATAGACTTCATTCATATTTCATCAAGAGCATTTTCACACATCTCATTCCTGCATCTGGTGTAAACAATGATTTGTACAATGTGTATTATGAAACATTGAATGATGATAGTGGTACGTTTAAGCGTTATGCAATTAAGCCAACACACGGTGCTAAGTGCACATTTGAAACATATCTTGCAAAGTTGTTCAGTGAAAGATTTGTAATTTGTTCGATGTTGAAAAAGATTGACACAGTCCCTCATATCATTTCAGATGATTCAACAATTGCAGAATTTTCTTATGACAGTAATTGGAAAGATAAGCTTGTAAATCAAGTAGACTTCAAAGATGCAAAGATCTTGAATGCATTCATTAAGCCTTATTCGAAAGAAGAACGTACAGCTTTGATGGCATGGGCATATACAGTAATTCATCCATCGACAAATGATAACATTCATTTGTTGTTCATGACAGGTGGTGGTACGTTTAAGACTAACTACTATTGTGCAATGATTGAAAAGATTTTGAAGTTAGCGTATGGTAGTAATCGTTCTCTTGTTCATCAGATGAAGGAAGATAGATGGATAACTGACTCATTCTTACGTGAATCGACAACTACTGGTATTTCAAATTCAGCAATGGTTAACGCTGATGAATGTACTGATAAATGTCTTGAACAGTTCAAGTCTATGTCTGGTGGTACAAATGACGGTATGTCTTATCAGAAACGTATGATGCGTGAAACTCCTATTTCCATGCGCATCTATTGTAAGTGGTTGTTCACGACTAACAAGTTCTTCAGCATTGAAGATGATAGTGGAGCTTTTGATAGAAGATTGCTCATCATCAATAGAATGGACGTTAAGAATATTGACAAGCCATTTAGTGCAGCTGAATTTGGAAAGCACATTGACAATGAAATTAGTGCATTCTATGAGTTAGCTAAAGCATCTTACAATGCAATGTTGAAAGTTGCACCAACTCTTCAAGAATATCGTGATGCTACCGAATTGAAGAAGAACATGACGTTAGCATATAACGAAGAAGATAAGTTGATGCTTTACTACGAAATCTATGAAGCATTAGCATCGAGCAAAACTGATCATCAATACATTAAAAAGTGCATGGTAGTTCCTCCTGTAGAATTCAATGAAGTAGTTGAAGAACGTTGTAAGATTGCAGGTGTAAATTTTTCGGGTTTCAAAAAATGGATCAGAAATACAGCTGACACTGAGTATGCTTGTGAGTATAAGCCAGTTCGTAACAACAATAAGTTAGAAAAATGCTGGTGTCTTAGTAAGCTTAAGCAAGAAGTAATCGATAACATCGTTGCACAAGCTGAAGTAGAAGATGAAGTTGAACAAGTTTCATTTGTGAAACCAAAATCTCTTACTGATGAAGAGTTGATAGAGAAAAGTGCTACTAAACCGAAGATTGTTGAAGCATTAGAGCACGAAGATCCTGAAATAAAGAACGCTGTATGGGCAGTATTGAAGAAAGAAAACACTGATCCAAATAGTTTGTCAAGAGTTCAGATTCAGGCTTACATCGATGATGCTCGTCAGAATAGATTGAAGAAAGCAAGAGAAGAATCGAAAGGTTGCGACTTTTACGAAAATATAGCTCACTAATTACAAACTAAAGTAGGTAACACAATGAAGAAAATAACAAAGAAAGCGATCAAAGAATTTGTAAAGCAAGCAAATGATTTGTACTATGAATTCTATTTTGGAGATGAAAGACGAATTGGAGAACTCAGTGAAGCAATCGATATGCTACTTGCTATTGATAGCATGTGGCACGACTTAACTGCTGATCTAGATTGCTGGTATGATGGCAATAAAATCATTTGTGAAGCAATTGGTGAAACAGTAATGTACTGGGACACTGATGTTGTAGATCAATTGTCATTCATCGAAGACTTGGAAAAATTAGCTTTAGACTTTTACGAAAAAAATAAGTGTACAAAAGCTAAATAAATTATTATAATATTATCATAATCAAATGGTTAGCTGCACTATTTGATTATGTTAATTTTTCTTAGCAGCAAAGGATAACACAAATGAATAACACATATACTTGGGATAAAGCAATTGCTGAAACTGTAACTTCTAACTCTGTAAAAGAATTTCACGACTATTGTAATGTTGTTGGAGCAGAAAAGCATGTAGGACAAACTGGCAAGACAAGCATTAAGTTGAATTTTGTAACAGCTGATGGCGGTACATTTAGATCTTTCATGGGTATCGCTGACAAGGCTGGTGAAATCACAGTACAGCGTTTGGTTAAGTTGCTTGTTAAGGCTGTTGGCGAAGAAGCTGCAAAGCGTATATTCGACAAAGTTGCTGACGACGAAGACGTTAACACTGATAAAGAATTTGTTCTAGAACTTGCCAACAAGGTGGATAAGAAACTGTCTGCAAATCCAGTCAAGGTGTACGCAGATCGCACTAAGAATGGAGAAAACTGGCAGGTTAAGTGGTACTTTGAAAAGCCACAGACTTCTAATGCTGCAGAAGATGTAGCAAAGGCAAACGATGATGCCGATGCTATTGCAAAGGTGTTAGAAGGCAACTAAAATTTTCTGGTTAATCACAGTATAATCATGGCAGATTCTTAGTAGGGCAACTGAACGGAATCATCTTTACCTCTCTGAGCCCGTAGCGGATATGCCGCTCGGGCTTTTTTAGTGTCCAGAGCTCAAAATGTTGTATAAATACTTTAGATATCTTTTATACTTAAGTTGAGAGCTCAATCTATGGAAACACTACAAACTATTAAAGACTTTTTACAGAAAAGCTCAAATTTCTATTCTGAACTAGTCGAACGTAAGCGTCGTGACATGCAGATTTATTCCGGTAACTTCTGGACATCTGACGTCATTAACGCTCTTGATCGTAAGGACAGAATTTGTAGAGCCTTTACACAATATCAAAAGTTCACAAATGCTATTATAAGCCCATTCAGCAAATCTCCTTATCATGCAGAATTGGACGACAAGGATGGCATTTATGAAACTATCCAGAACAAGATCGATGAGATCGAAAACAAGAACGACTTCAAGTTTGTTGTTAATCAAGGTCTAAAGCACGCCTGTATTCAAGGTGTTGGCTATTTGGTCTTGTCATTTGAAAACAACGAAATTGTTCCAGAAGTTGTGAGAGATGTATCTCTGGTTGCTCTAGATCCTAACTGTCAAAGCCTTAACGCTGATGATGCTGAAAAAGGCGCAGTTGTAAACTTCATTTCGAAGACTAAAGCAAAGAGACTATACGGTGAAGACGTCATGGACTTCGATGAATCGTATGCACTCGAAGACATCGGATCTCAATGGGACATTCCCGATGACAGCATTCCTATCGTATCATACTGGGAAATGAATGACAACGGATATGTCAATTTCTACAAAGTATGCGGTAACAAGGTCATTGGTGATGTAGTCGAATTGCCGATTACACGTATTCCTATTTTCAGAATCTGCTTTAACGAAATCATTCGTAACAACAAGATCGACTACAATGGTATAGTCGACATGACTGCTGACCTTCAGTACGGACTCAACATTGCTTATTCGACATTGCTTGAACGTGCTAATCGTAGCCCGAAAGCTAACTACATGATGACGCCGAAAATGATCGATGGGCTCACAGAATATTACAAAAAGTTACAGACGAAGGAATCACTTGTAGCACTGTACAACCCTGATGGCGGTGAAAAGCCGATCCCGATCATCGAATCGTATCAGACTCAAGACTTGATGAACACGATCGATAGCGCTAACAACTTGATGGCTCAGGTCATCGGTGTACCTGTCGGTGGCATCAATCCTGCAATGAACAGTCAAACTGCTACTGAAATTCTTGTACAGCAGAACAACTCAGAAAGCAACGTTAACAGCTTGTACGAAAACGCATCTGATACTTTGTACAGCTTGACAAAGACTATTCTCGAATGCTTGTGCTATGTTGAGAACATCGACAAGTTGCCAACGTTCAAGCTCATCAACGGACCACAGATTATCACAAGAATGATGAAGAGACGTCAAGAACTTCTAGCTTTGAGTTCGATAGTTGATGACAAGACTAGAACAATTCTTGCAAAGCATGTTGCTGAAACATTTGACGCTGATCTCAAGGAACCACTTGTTGCTGATATCGTTGCTAACAGTTCTGACGTAATGTTCTTGAGTGACAGTAATCAGGGTGAAGATCCTCAAGCTGTGTCTGTCTTGAACAAGATGAACGCTGTTCTTGAAGAAACTCAGCAAGAACTTGAAGCACAGATCGTTGCTAATGCTGAACTTAAGAAAGAACTTGACATGGCTAACCTACAGCTCTTGAATGCTAAGGAACAGCACATTATCGAAGTTCAAAAGCACATTGATGATGTCGAACTTGAACATCGTAAGCTTGACATCGAAGAAGCAAAGGTTAACATCGATGCTGCTAAAGCTGATGCTGACATGACTAACGATGCTGTTAAGCTTGAATCTGATCAGAACATCGAAGTCATCAAGTTAAAGCAAGAACTTGCAGATCTTGAAAAGAAGAAACTAGAAATCATGAGCAAGATTTCGGGAGTACAGTAGCATGATGGATCATTTTACTGCATTATGGCGTAAACTTCGTGGACTTGATGTAGAAGATCCTCAGAAAGATCAGGAATATCGCGTAATTGAGGCTGATGAACCTTATTCGAATGTTCCTGATTATCCTGCATCTACGTTCATAAAAAATATCAGATACAGACCGAGTGAAAGAAAGGCGTACGTAACCATGGGTAACAAAGTTTATTGGTATCCGATGACTGAAATGCAAATGGTTAGATGGTTGCGTAGTCCTTCTCTTGGTCAGTGGTACAACTTACATATGAAACTTAAGAAATAGAAGAGGTTTTCATGTCACGTATTTCAGTGAGAGATTTAATCGTTAATGCACTTGATGAAACAGGCTTGTGCAGCAGAAGTCAACCAGCACCTGCTAATCTGATGGTGTCTGGTTTGCAATTGCTCAAGAAAAGAGCAGCTCAATATTCAAACACAAACTTGCTACAGTTTACTCGTAAAGAATTAGACATCGAACTTGAAAAGCATGAGTTCATCATCGGTGAGTATGAAATCACAGAAGACTACGAAAATCTCGTTATCTTCGTCGATTATGCAGAAACACTTAATGACATGGATCCAGCTGACGATGAGTACTACGGCAAGATAATTTGTGCTAAAGACACTCAGCAATGCTATGAAGCAAGACACATCACTACTTCTACATTCTCATGGATTCCTGTTGGTAATGCTAGAGAACGTACAGACGTGTTCGAACAAGTACCTGATTACGAAATAAAGAATTTGCAAGAAGTTACACAAGCTTACATTCAGTCTAAAGGCAATAACGTCGTAGACTGGAATGAACTTAACTTTGTTGCTTACGAAGACTTCTATCAGTACGGCTTAACAAATCAAATTTACAGTGTGTTACCGCTGACAGACAAATGCTCGAAGATCTTGTTGAAGAAGACATTGCCGATCAGTCAGTACAAGCTTAAGTTGATCTACAACGAAGCATTCGAATTTGACATGGATACACAGTTCAACATTCCAAAGCAGTTCGTTGCACTATTCAATGCTGCATTAGTCTATGACTTCAGTGTTGCATATCCAAGACTTAGTGAAGCAACTGTTCAGATCTTGAAGGCAAGACTCGATGAACTTGAACACAATGTTAGACGCGGTTCTTCGATGAGTAAGTTCATAGGACGCGATTACACACGTGCATTATGGACTTATGGAGATTTCGTGGCTCGGTAGATTCTTGGGCGTTTAGACGATGAATATTTTATTACATTGTAATTTTAAAGAGGTCATTCATGAAATTTAATTCAAAATACAATGTGTATGTGTCTAAAGATGGTCTAATTTACTATGTGAAGAATGATAAGCTAGTATTGCGCAATCATAATTTGCAAGACGGTTATGTTAAGTGTCAAACTAAGTTAGGTCAGAAATATGTGCACAGAATAGTGTATGAAACGTTCTGTGGTGAAATACCAGAAGGTTTCGAAATAGATCACATTAATGCTGTAAGAGATGATAATCGTTTGTGCAATTTGCAATTAATGACACACATAGAAAATGCAAGAAAAGCACATTGCGGTAAATCATCTTGGATGAAAGGTAGACATTTGTCTGACTCGACAAAAGCTAAAATTTCTTATGCAACAAAACGGTAAGAAACACGTGTCTATTGAAGCAAAGCACAAAATATCTGAGTCTAGAACAGGAAGAAAGCGCATAGTAATTGATGGTAAAATACATTATGTTAAACATGAAGAGGTGCAATAATGCCACGTGTTAATTTGATAGAAAATATCGTAGGCGGACAGAGCGTATCAGATATTAGAATAGCGAATTTAGCCGAATCTGTGAACATGTTTGAAGAACATCAAGGTGATGGCGCATCTGCTACATCACTTATTCGTAGCATCAATGGTTCGACATTACTATGTGATATCACTGACAGAAAGTGTAGAGGAATCTTTGAAGCTTCAAGGGGTGCTGATGGCTACCCTGTTCTATTTGCTGTGTTTGGACCAAGACTTTACTGCATCAACAATGTAAATGGTGAGTATATAGCAACAGAAATCTACAGCTCATTGACTAACACAGATGAGCCTGTTAGCATGTGTGAAACTGGTGGTGAAGGTAGTGCACATCCACACTTGATTGTTGTTGATGGTGCTAACGTAATTGCATGTAACACTGAACTCAGTCCTGAAGACATGAGAGACCCAAGCTTAGACGGTTGCAGATCAATTGCGTTACCTTATCGTGTAAGACAAGAAGATCCTGAACAACCAAGTCAGAGAATCATTCCGACACACTGTGCATATCTTTACGGCTACTTGGTAGTCAATGATAGTGGTACTGATGCATTCTATACGACATATCAGTATCCGTTTGAACGTGAAGAAATGAACAGACCAGGTTCGATTGACTACGACATCTTCATGATCGATAGCTCACATCCTACTGAAGTCGGTTACAAAGACTACGGTTTCGTTACATATTCTGAATGGAGTCCTGATAATACTACAGCACTTGTATCTAACAGCACATTGCTTTACACATTCGGTCCGAAGAGCACTCAGATCTTTACATACAATAGTGACGTTGAAGCTCCATTCGTTAGCCCAACTAATGCTGCTAACAGTATCGGTATTAAAGCTGTCAGAAGTCTAGCATGTGTAGGTGATTACGTCTTTTATCTTGGTGCTTCTGCAATTGGTGAAAACGGAATTTACTATTGGCGTGCTAATCAGTTGACAAAGATCAGTACACCTGACATCGAAAGACACATCAGCAAGATGAAGAATCCTAGTGATGCTGTTGGTCAGTGTTGGACAGAATCTGGTCACATGTTCTACGCTATTACGTTCTACGAAGATGACTACACTTATGTGTTCGACATTCTAGAACAGAAGTGGCATAGACGTTCAAGTAAAGATGCAAAGACAAACGTTCAACACTATTGGAGACTTCTATTTGCTACATTGCATGAAAGCAAAATCATGTTCGGTACTGAAGATGGTAAGCTCGTTTATCTCGATCCAAACAAGTACGATGAATACGATGGACGTCCAATGGTGAGAATTAGACGTAGCGGAATGATGATGAACAATTATCAAGACTACATTGTAAACAGTGTTCGTCTAATCGCTAATCTTGGTGACTTTGAAAATGCAAACTTAGTACCGAAGATCATGATGCGCTACTCTGAATCTGGTGGTAACTTTAGCAACCAAGAAATCGGGTTACTCGGTCCACAAGGTCGTTATGACTATGTGCTTGAATGGTGGAGACTTGGACTACATAACATCTGTTGCCTTGAATTCAGCTGTTCTGATCCAGTAAACTTCGCAATACTTGGTGCTAAGATCTCATACGACTTAATCGACAGGTTCTAATATGGCACTTAACAAAGTAAAATTAAACGACATTAGCATGTTCAGTGATGACAATGAAGTTTGTCTGGCTTTAGTTGGCAAGTACGCTAAAGACTATCAGACAAACTATCAATTGTCTATTATCAAGAACGTATGCTTCATTAACACTATTGGTGATTGCTCTATCGAAGTACCGAATCATTACACATTCAAGTTCACAGATGATCTTGGTGCTCATGTAGTCGATGAAAGCACAAATACTTTAACAATCAAAGGAATTACAAGTTTGTTTTTCCACATCAAAAACACATAAATATTGAAAGAGGTTTTATATGGCAAATTATGCGGGTAATGCTATTCAGGGTGCTGGAACCGGTGCAGCAGCTGGTGCAGCATTTGGACCTTGGGGCGCTTTAGCTGGTGGTGCTGTAGGTCTAGCAGCTGGTCTTTTCAGTGCTTACGAACAAGCACAAGACGAAAAAGAAAGACAGCGTATTCTTGAGCAAGCAGCAAAACAACTCAATGCATCAACAGCTGAACTTAAATCAGCTGTAACACAGTGGTACAAAGACAATCCTTCGATTGGAACTAAGCAAGACGTTGAACAATACAGCGACTTGATTCGTGACTATGATCCGAATGAGTTTGTTTACGATTACGAAGACTTCGAAGATAACTACGATGTCAATGACTACTATGCACCGAACAGAGAAGCTTTGATCGAAAAGACTGGTGATGCTGTTCAGGCTAGAGCTGCTGGTGCTGGTATCGGTAGAGGAACTGGTGCTGCTAATCAGATCGCTACAGCTGTTGCAGATAAGAATGAGAGTTTGTACAAAGATGCTCTTGCTGCAATGAATCAGGATAGACAGTTTGCTTACAATCTTTGGAATGCAAAGATTCAGCAAGGTCAGAACAGATTGAATCAGTTGAAGAGCGCTAAGGATACACAGTTAAGTCTTTACGGTGGATTAGCTGAAGACTTCCAGAACTGGAATAAGTCTCAACTTCAAAGCATGATCGATCTTGACCAGCAGAAGATGAACAACGATTTAAGCTTGACATTAGCAAGCATTTAAGAGGTTAACATGGACTACGGATTTAATTTGAAATACAATACACCTGATTTCATATCATGGGCACAAACTGAACGTGACCGCAGTGATAAGCGTGCTCAAGAACGTATGCAAAACTACATTAACTTGATGCAAATGCTTGGACGTGGCGTTGGAGCTTACATGTATGGCAAACAAGCTAGAGATAAAGCTGCTGCAAACAAAGCATGGGATACTTACATGCCAGCTGCACAAGATCTTTACAACAGTGAGCTTATTGGCAATGTTAAGTCTTATGATGACACTGTAAACAATTTGCAAATGTTAGGCTTGAATCCATATCTGACAGATATAGATAAATTTAGAAATCTTGGTGCTGACTTAGAATTTGACTATACGGAGTAAATCATGATCGATCCATTACTACAATTAGGACTTTACGATTACGTTTGGGGTGATCCAACTTTACTTCAGACATACAATTCGAATGTTCAGGCTGAAAAGAGCAGAGAAGCTCAACGTGAATACAATCAGTATTTGAAAGAATACGATAGAGCTAAAGCAGAAGCTGAAAAAAGTGCAGCATATAAGAAAGAATTGAAAGACGCTGAAGTCGAAATGGCTGCTTTGAATCGTGACTTAGTGAAAGCTAATGCACCTGAAGCAGCAGTAATTGCTAAACGTCAAGAAGCTTTAATGGCTAAATATCCTGAATTGAAGAGCTCTAATGAAGAAGCATTAGCAAAACAAAAAGAAGAAGAAGAATATCAATCTAAGAAAATCGGTGTTCGTGCTGCTATTCCAACTGTATTTGCTGATGACAACGCAATTAATGCAGCAATTGCAAAAGTTATGGCATCTGGTCTTAGACCACAAGATAAAGAAGAACTTGTTAAAGAACTTCAATCTAAGAAATCTACTGCACAGCTTGCAAGAGAAGCTTCACAATCTGCAGTTGCAAGTCATGCTGGTAAGAAGACAGGTGAATCATTAGAAGAACAGGACAAGAAAAAGAAATTAGCAGATAAAGGTCGTGAACTGAATGCTAACGGACAACCAGGTCGTGTAACTAAAGCAATGAAAAGCGCTATAGATGAGGGTTACTAATGAATATCGATACACTACAAACGTTCATTTCAGACAATGTGCACGCGAATGTGCCTGATTCAGTTGTTGGTGAAATGATGAAAGATGCTGAAAATATGGATTTCGGTAGCTTTGTCGAAAAGTGGGATGACACATTAAAAGCTAAGTCAGCTGGTTGGTCAGACTTGCGCGGTGATGCTAAGTCTTTACCTGAAAGACTTACTGCTGCATTCGGCACTTCTGATGCAAAGAATCCTTTCATTCAAGATGCTAATTTCAAAGATGAACTTTACGAAAAGTCTTTTAAAGATGTGCCAAAAGCTGATTACGATGCCACGATCGATAAAATGGCTAAGTATTGGGAAGACGAAAAGCGTGCTAGAAAGTACGAAGCTGGTAAGAAACTTCGTGAAAGAGAAGTAAAGAACTGGCCTTGGTGGAAAAACATTCTTGCATCAGATTATGCAAAGCAACGCTACATTAACGAACCAGACAAGTCATTGTTCAACGGTGACAATACATTAGATTTAGGACTATTTAAGCTCACTAAATGGGGTGAATCTCCTTTGAAAAATGTAGAAGGAACACTTCTGAATAAAGGTGACGACATTTCTGATTTTTCATACGGTGTTGCAGGTGCTGCTGGTGATGTTCTTCCTGGTTATGGTTTACTTGTAGGACCTGCTGTTAGAGCTGGTAGAGATATCCAGCACAAGGCTACTGACAGTCCGTATCAGAAAGACTGGTCAGATATTGCACAAGATGTTGCTACAGACGCAGTGGTTAATGCATCTGTTGACTTTTTGCCAAATCTCAGACGATACACAAGCATGGCAAAAAGAGGTGCAGCAGAATCTCCAATTTCTACTGTTATGAATCTAGAAGATGATGTAAAGAATATTCGTGAACAAGTAGACTTCATTGATAATTTGTTTACAGGTGATAACTATGTAGAACTTAAGAGACAGATTGACAAACTACCAACTAGCGAGTTCAAGACAGATTTGCAAAAATTTGTTGCTGATCCAAGACATATTGATGAAGATGGAATTGCGAGCACAATAGAAAAATGGCGCAATGCTACTAATTACATGCTTGATGCAGATCAAAGAAAAGTGATAGATTACGCACGTCAAGACATAGATAAAAAAGCTAAACTTATCGGTGCTGACGATGTGTTTGAAAATCCATTAACACAGAGAATGATATTTGCACCAGAACTTACCGATAAGCAGAAAATAGCAAAAACAATTGTTAGAGGTGTAGAAACAGCTGCTAAAAAGGGTGGCCCTGCTATTAAGCTCGGTGATACTGCTAAAGGCCGTGGTTCACAGCCTGAAGTTGATACTAAGTTAGCAAAAGACTGGTACAAACAGAACTATGAACGTGACTGGAAAATGGGCTTCAAACCAAATGAAAAAGAAGGTGATCTTCTTTGGGAAGCATACAAAGAATGGACAGAAGGTAAGTAATGAGAAACTTCACAGATTCATGGCAAAACTTATTTGATGTAAATGGCAAGTTCTTAATCGGAAGATTAACGTTCTTGGAACCGAATACATCAAGTAATAAGCTCACAATTTACGATACAGACGGCAACGAGTTAGACAACCCTATCTACACCGGTCAGTATGGGTTGCCTAAGTATCAGATCATGTTGCAAGACAGAGACTACAAAGTAACATTTGAAATGTACATCGGTCATGGCAACATGGAGTCTGATGAGAATGAATCAAGCTGGTTGCTTTACAAAACAATTTCATCTGTCAACGGTAATCTAACTGCAAGTCAGTCTACTGCTACTCCTACATTCTTAAACACTGTTGCTGAACTTAAAGCACTAAGCGGAATGGAAGATGGTGCTACTGCTATCGTTCAAGGATATTATACTTTAGGAGATAGCGGTGACTCACGTCTCTACGTATGGCATGCAAGTGGTAACTACACAGATGATGGTGGTGTAACTATCAAGTCTAACAACAGTACATCTGGTGCTTGGATCATGACAATTCCAAGTGACTACATCGATGTACGTTGGTTTGGTGATATTCCTGATTCAAGTGCAAAGCCAACTACTCAAAAGAGTAACTTAGGTCAACGCGTTAGAGCTGCAAGAGCTGCTAACATGTACGACAAGAACTTGTACTTCCCTGCAAGACAAAATGCTACAAGTGCTGCTAGTTTCTACATTTTCGATGGTAGCAATACTGTTAGTGTAGATCAAGACATCTACTGTGATAGTGCAGTAAGATTCGTAGTTAAAGAAGGTACAACTGGTACTGCAGTTACTTGTAACGAGTTCTACAAGCCTTCTAAGCATTTGTTTGTTTCTGAATCTCAATCACAGCAAATCGGTGGCTACACACTTACTGCTAACTGGATCAACACATCATGGTTAAGTGCTAACGATGCTAATGCTACAAATGCAAGAATTGGTTACGTGATTGATCAGCTTAAGTCTCCTTTGATTTTCACTAACACAAAGATCAAAGTAGCAAGAGACGGTATCAATATGTCTTGCACTTTCAACAACTGTGAAATGGTTGAATGCTACAAGCAGATTACTGGCACTGTCACTATGCAGAACATGAACATTCACACTGACTGGTTTGCAGATGACTACAGCTACAGTAACTTAACTCTACAGTCTCCATGTACTGTAAAGCTAGCTAACTGTAAAGATGCTGACACTTACATCATCTTGAAGAATAAGATTCAAGATTACGTATATGGTGACTGTGGTGAACAGCAATTGCATAATGCTACAATTCACGGTGACTGTGTTCTTGAAAACTGCTACGGTACTGTTACAGTAACTGGTACAGGTGGTGTTGAGTTGCACAATGCATCTATCACAATTAGTGGATTGACACCAAATAACTCACTGAACGTAGTTGACTCTTGGTTGACATTGCCATCGAACGTCATATTGCAAAACATTCAGTTCAGACGTGGTTCACTACAAGGCGATGTAACTGTTCAAGTACTTGGTGATAGTGTGTTCGAAGACGTTTCGACTTACACATCAATCAACGGCTTAGGACATGACATTACGTTTACACGTTGCAACATTTGGGGTTATGTACAGGGTACAAACATCACAATTCACGACAACGACATTCACAATCAGATAGATCAGCGTGATACAAATGGTGTAGTCAATGTCAATTGCATTGGCAATATGTTCTATTTGACAGCACAAGGTATTCCTGCTAGACACTATGTTCATGCGACTACTGCTGCTTCAATTGTAAGCGGTATTTGGTCAAAGAATGGTTCGTCTTATGATACTGTTCACTGGATCAGACTTGACAGAACTAACTTGGTATTCCAGGATAGTGCACACAATTACACTTATGCTGGTAATTCTGAACCTTACTTGATGAATTGGTCAGGTCGTAATCATCCAATGCAGTTCAAGTGCTACGGTGGTCACTGGTCAAGTTCACAGCAAGGCACAGGTGTATTTAGCACTACAACTATTCCGTTCTGCTTCTATAATAGCAGAGATAGAAAGATTTACGTTGTGCCAAGACAGAGATACTGGAAGATGTTCACTGTTGGTCGTGGATACTTGATGAGATCTGGTCATTTGATGATTCCTGGTAAGTACATCGGTATCATGGAAGGTGATTATGTCGATCACACTAACGGTCAAGTAGCACCTGTCTGGAACTGGGGTTGTAACGCATATCAGAATCAATTGCTCTTAGATGGTGAATTATTCGGTTGCATGTCAGCAGTTTGTAGAGATGCTGATGGTGAAGCTGAGTATGTTTGCTCATTTGAAGCTGAAAATACTGATCACACTGGTACTTACAGCTATGGTACACAAATCGGTAACTATCCATCTAAACAATGGGACGATGACAAGTGGGAAAACGAATGGCCTGTCTATCCTGCTACACCAAACAGCTTGACAATGTTCGTATTTGTCGATCCAGACTTTAGTTCAAACACAAATGCACAAACATTTACTTAATTTTACAGTGAGAGTGTAAAAGCTCTCACTTTTTCGTATAAATACTATTAGAATAAATTTCAAACGTAACTGGTACGTAACCAGATTGGAGAATAAATCATGAGTTGGTCTAAAGCTGACGCGGAAGCGTTTTTAAATGGCGAAAAAACATACGAAGAATTGAGTAATGACACCGGGACTTCTCAACCCGATGAAACGAAAGAAACTTCAACAGCAGATGATGCTGCATCTACTGTATCGGTTCAACCAACAGCCGATGAACCTCACGAAACAGAAACTACCAGTACTGAGGAAACTACAGCAAGTTCTGCTACAGATGACAGCCCTGAGAAAGTTGACACTGAAGATAAGAACAAGAAGAAAGGTAAATCTTATACTAAAGAACAGAGAACACAGCATGCATTTGCTAAAGAGAAGAGCAGACGTAGAGCTGTTGAAGCTGAATTAGCTGAACTAAAAGAAAAGCTAAAGAAGTATGAAGGTTTGTCTCTCGAACACTTTAACAACGACCAAGAAGCTTACAACGATTACAAACTTGATCGTAGATTCGATGAAGAAAAGGTTAAACGCCTTGAAACTGAACAAGCTGAATTAGTCAACGAAGAAGCATCTGAAACTGCAAGACGTAGAGTTGAAGCATGTTACCCAGATGAAGCAGATCAAATCAAGTACGAAAATCTAATTGCTAGAGCTGAAACAGACTTCGAATCTATGCATCCAGGTGTTGGTTGCAAGACATTTAGTCAGTTCTTGTTGCAAGAAAAAGATCATGCAATCGTTAGTTATTTGCAAGATTCTGAAAATGCACCAAAGCTTATCAGACACTTTATTCATAAGCCCGAAGTTGCACAGAAGATCATGTCGATGTCTAACCCTTACAAGAAATTCTTTGAATTGCAGCAACTTGAAAACAGAATGCTTTTGCACGAACGTATGAGTAAGAAAGCTGACGTTACTCCAAAGGTCGAAAAGAAAGTGTTGCCAAATACTGGTAAGGTTGTACAAACAAACACGGTTAACTCTGGTAACGAAATTGACTGGACTAAACCGATGACAAAACGTGATGCTGAAGCATACTTTAGAAAGCGTCACGAACTATAAATACTTAAACACATTTAAACAAAGAGGTTCATTATATGGCATCTACTATTGGTAATAACGTAATTACTTCGAGAATGACCCAGATTCTCTCCATGAAAATGGCTAAGAATGCGGGCTTCTTGAAGATTGGTTCTCGTGATTATTTCTCTGATCAGATTAACGGCAAAATGCGTACTGGTCACTCTTATGACTTCGTTCTTCCTGATGCAGGTAACGTGGTTGAAGGTCTTGTTATCTCTCCACGTGCAATCGAAGAAAAGAAAGTCACTTTAACAATTGGCAACATGAACAACAGTGTACGTGCTGATGCTCTTGAACTTGTCACTGACATCAAGTGGGAAGATGAAATTGCAGATCAGTATGCTGGCAAACTTGTGAACGCAATCGTTCGTAAGGAAGTTGAAAAGGCAATGCCTGCTGTTAATACTTGCTTCGTTGGTGAAGGCTTCCGTCCACTTGCTAAGGCTGGTGCACACTTGCAGTCTATCGTTAACGAAAAGATTGTTGGTTTCATTCACCCACAAGCACAGGCTATCGTAACTACTAACGGTCAGCAATTCCAGCCTGTTGGAACTCCAGACCTTTATGGTAAGGGCAACGTTGGTAACTTCCAGGGTGTTAATTACACATCTGAACGTTTCTTGAAGCCACTTACAATTGAAGCTGGTGTAGTTAATGCACTTTCTGGTGCAAAGGCTAAGGCACTTGATGCTGATCACCTTGACGAACTTGGAATCAGCGGCGTAACAACTGCTGCAGACACAGTTCTTAAGGCTGGTACTCCAATTTGGGTTGATGGTGCATTCGCATGTGACACTGTCGGTGATCCAACCACAATTCCTTATGCATTCGTTGTTAAGGAAGACGTTGCTCTTTCTGCAACTTCAGTAACTGCTAATGTTGAACCAGTACAGTTCAAGGACGTTGGTTCTCGTTCTATTAGCACTAGTGCAATCGGTGGAAAGAAGATCAGCATTCCTGCAAGCGGTACATACCATGCTGCATTGCTAAGAGCTGAAGGTTCTTACGACTACACTCCAGTTAACACAATGGAATTCATGTTGAGCGACAAGACTTCTGTTGGTGATACTGATGGTATCAAGGTATTTGCTAACGCATTTACTGAAGGAACATCTGCTATCAACACAGTTCGTTGGGATGCACCTTACATGGCTGGTCAGGTCGAATCTCGTGGAGCTTCGTTGGTCTACTTGAAAGACGCTGAATAGTCGATAACACGATAATTCATATTTTACAAAGCAGAAGGTAACTCCTTCTGCTTTTTTCGTATAAATACATAAAGAACAACCATTAGCCGTGTGCAGAAGTAGCACACATCGAGGTAGTATGGCAATTGAAAACGGTGTACAGAATGCCGAATTGGGTTACATACTTGACCCAGCATTCCAAATT